CTTGATGAGCCTACTTTGGATAATATTCAGAATCCTGAGATTACGCCTGAACAAATGGTCCAACAGGCTGGCTGGAGAAGCGACCGGAAAATTACTCCTGCTTGGTCTACAGATGGAGAAGGAGTTCAAGACGGCTACATATCCGGTATGTTAGATTCAGGTAGAGAGTATAATCCGACAGTAGGGTTTGAGTTTGGCACAGGGCAACCAGTTGCTGGCACTGCAACAGCAGGTCAACCTCGTCGTCTCCCCACACCATCTCTTGAGTTTATGAATAGTATAGGAGGCGAAGATTTTCACAATCAAATTATGCAAACTGGGTATACACACCCTGAGGAAAACATACCAGCGTTAACCACTAATCCTTTCGGGCAAGCACACAATGATGACCCAACTAATATCGCTTTGAGTGATGATGATACTTTAGCGGTTCTAATGAATCCCGATGTTCTTCTCAAAGCAAGTGAGGGTAAGCCACCCCCTATCTACCCTATGCACCGTATCTTTTCTATCAAGGACTTTGATGCGCTACGTGGCTTTAGTGGTGAATGGGCTGTTTCATCTTATCCCGGTGGACAACGTATGATTGTTCAGCGCAAGAGCAACCAAGTTTCAGCCTATGATGAAAATGGAGAATCAGTCCCTCTTACTGATAATGAGAGAAAGTATTTCCGTAAGATTGGCGAAAAGAACTTCTTGGTGGATGCGGCAAGAACAGAGGATGAGATTCATATCATTGACATTATAGAATATGATAATACCAATGTTGCTGACATGAATGTGCGTGAGCGCCTTAAGGTTCTTCGTGGACAATTTGATAGTCACGAAACTGTCCTTGTTCCCGGTCCTCACAACTTACGTTTGACTGACCATGAAGGTTTAGATAACGCTGTAAAGGACATGACAGAATCTCATCCACAAGTTCTACTTCGTGATGCAACCTCTACATATATGCGTGGAGAGCGTCGCCATCCGAAGTGGTTTGTTCTTCGTCCTGACAAGAACATCCCATTCATTATCCTCGATGTTCGTGGTAAGGGGCCATACACATATCGTCTTGGTGCTGGTCCTCTTGATGCAGAAGGTTTCGGTAATCGTGGCGTTGAGTATGAGGGTGAATCTTACCTTGATGTTGGAACAGTGCGAAGTCCAAAGGCGTTTGAAGAGGGTGAAATCGTTAGCGTTGGTGTTTCCGGCGTTCGTTCTCACAAGCGCAATGGTTCTACTATCTATACAGTAACACCCACTAAGATACGAGGAGAATGTGAAAGTGCAGCATCCAGCCTTGAGACACTCTCACTTCTAACTAAGTCCCATCCAATCATTCCTGTAGAGTATTCCATGAAGATTGAAGATGAGCGTATCATCCTATCTTTCCCTGAATTAGATGATGTAATCTACA